ACAATCCTATTGGCGGTGGTGGTGGCGGTGGGGGTGCCGGCACTAATGGTGGTGCCGCTAGCAGTGGTGGCGGCGGCACTAATCCGGGAAATCCCGGCAGTGCTGGAACTTCCCCTGCGGGTGGTGCCGGAGGCACAGCAAGAACTGTTGCTACTCCGGGGGGACCTCGCACTGGCACAGCGGGTGGCGCTGGCGGTGGTCGCGGTGCTGTTGGAACAAGTGGCGGTAGTTCCGGCGGCACTGGGGGGTCCGGAGCCGCAGCCGGAAATTATATCGTTGGTAATCCGTTTGTTACTTGGCCTGCCACTGGTACACGTCAGGGTGGTGTTGCTTAATAGGGGTTAGTATGAACACGCTATACATGAAAATTCACACTTTTGAAGAACCGTCTTATTCTCTTATCGTATCTTTTGCATCAGATACGACTGAGTCACAAAATCCGGACGACTACACTAAATACGCTTTCCAGCCTATGAATATGTGGCCTGATGTAACTGATCCAACAGAAATTAAAAAACGAATTGCAGTTGCCGGCGTTTACCATGCTGAACAGCAAGAGCGCGAAGAAAAGTTTATTGCTGACTCTACGAAAGTGCAAGCGTACAGAAACATGATTGGGCAGGGGGAGGCGTATCTTGTTACTGACTTAATTCCACCAGCGCCAACGCCCGTTACTCCTGAAATACCAACACAAACGGTGTAATTATGGAGCAAAAATTTATCCGTGCTTTCGGGTACATATTTACCAAAAACACTTATGAGCAAGGATTCAGGCATAAATTAATCCCTAAAGAAATTGTTACTTGCACAATATTTTGCTCTCGCGGATATGTTGAGGTGCGCGACGCAGAGACAGGTGCGCTTGGTGAAGATAACTATGCAGGGCGTATATTTAAGGATGCGAATTTCATCTTTAAAGAATACGAATGCAATGTCATCGAGCCAACAGTCGTTTATTGCTACGACGAGTTAATGAATGACAATCAAAAATTAGACTTGGAGCCCGTCGATTTGGGGCAAGGGCAAGAGTCCATTTTTGAGAACGGCACTAAGTTTTTGTTGTGCGAAGGCGTCCTGCATATAAATAACGTGCCATTTGCAGCCCCTGCTGCTATTTCCGTTACTACTGGTGACAAAGTTGTCATACCAGAGACCAGATGCTTGGGTTTAAAAATAGCATGAAGAACGCAGCCAAACTAGATTTGGTTGTGCCTATGCCTTTTCTTGGGAAGGCTAAGGTTGTTATTGGGCAGCATGTTTTAAAAAAGCATGGGTATGGGCTACGAGGCTTTGACAAGCCAAGAGCGGTTCGCAGATACCTGCCAAGGAAGCAAACAGAACTTGTCCGAGAATGCCTTCCTGAAAGCATCAGGCATGGATTGGTCATCGTGAACTTAACTGAAATACGGCTTCTTGCCCCGCACATCCACACAGATGAGCAGGCGGTAATCAACTTTTACTTAGAGGCTAATGGTGAAAAGACCACGTTCTGGAACGGTGACATTGTGTCAGACGATAGCGATGTCTCTGATAACGGGAATGGCTACATAAATTTACGTCGGGATGTGCTTACTGAGGCTGAGTCTTTTGTTGCAAAGCCATTTGATGTGTGGGTGATGGATACGCGCAAGCCTCATTCAGTCAGCTATGTAGACGATACAAGAGATAAAGATTTGCACTTTGAGCCGTTAAACGACGAGAAGCGCCTAATAATGCAGGCGTTCTTTAGCATCCCATATGCGGAAGTTTCGCAGGCACTAAACGACAGAATAATATGATGCTTAAATACATTAAGAGTGTTGTGCCGCTTGAATTTTGTCAGTTCTTCACGCACGTACTCATGCGTCAAGCGGATTTAAATCCAAAAGGCGATGACCAAGTACCAAATTCAAAAGCCATTTTGGATCATGAATATATGTTTGAGACGTTGCACGAACGGTTGTGGCCGGTCATTGAACAGGCTGTTGGCGAAGAGTTGATACCGACATACGCTTACGCTAGGTTATACAGTAACGGCGACGTACTCGAACGGCATAAAGATCGGTCAGCTTGTGAAGTCAGCATTACAATCCAGCTAGGAAGGTCTCACCATTATGCTTGGCCTATTTATATGGGCGGTCAACGGTTTGATCTTGGCGAAGGAGATGGCGTAATCTACCCCGGATGCGATGTTGAGCATTGGCGTGACAAATGCGATGGTCCCGAAGGCTATTATGCAGGACAAGTCTTTCTGCACTTTGTGCGTAAGCATGGGGAGCATGCAGGAGAAGTTGGCGATAACAGCGTTCGCAGTTTGTATTCTTATAACAAAAATCGTGCAGCATTGATGGGATACAAATAATTTATGATTTGTGTAATTGATGACGTATTAAGTGATATTGAACGCGAAGTTGTTCGTGATTATTTTTTAAGTCTTAACGCATCCAGCAAATTTTATTGGGCCGATGGTTCTTTTGAAAAAATTGTTTCTTATGGTTCACCGCTATCTAAGTTGTTATTGGCTGCGAATAAATACGTTGATTTATCTTTGATGGTTGGTTGTGAATATTGGTCACACTTAAACACAAAAGCTGGATGGCATAAAGACACAGATGAAACTTTTTTGTACAGAGATAAAATTGAAAAGTTTCCTATATGCAGTTGCGTATATTACCCTGAAGTAAAGGTTTCTCTTGGTGGCGATTTAGTATTTGAAACAATGCGTATTAAGCCAATTACAAATCGGCTTGTTGTGTTCTCTCCAAACATGTTGCATTCGGTAGAAAGCTTTATGGGAGAAAGGTTGGCTGTTGCAGTCAATGCTTGGAACTATAAATTGGAGCATGCATGTCAGTCCGAATAACAGGAATAGGCGACACGATTTTGTTTCAAGCAGTTTGCAAACATTTCCACATTGCAGGGCTTGATCTGGATTTGCTTGCAGCCGAAGTTTTAAAAGACTTCGGCCCAAGAAATAGAATGTCTAATGACAGAATCGCTAATGGGCCTCAGTATGAAGACACCTATTTTGAATATGGTGAGCAAACAAATAGATTGGTTATGGCGCTTTCTGCTTTAGCAGAATCCATGCAAATGGAAATAGTTGATCGTGTATGGTCGCAAGTGCATCACCCGTATGAAAGTTGCAACCTCCATGATCACATCGGTAAATCAGATATGGGTTTTGTTTTTTATGTAAAAGTTCCGGTGGGTGCTGGTAAATTGTATTTTGATTTTGGTTTTGCCGGGGCTTCAGAAATCGAACCGGTCGAAGGAATGCTAGTAACATTTCCATCTTTTTTAAAACATGGCGTTACAAAAAACTTGAGTAACGAGTTTCGTATTTCAATAGCTGGCGATTTTAGAAAAAAACAATGATATACCCAATACCGCCACGGGCCATACCCGGTAAAGATCACTTTGCGTACTGGGAAGGCTTTCTCACGCCCGAAGATATCAATCTGATTCTTGCGCAACCGGAGTGGCTAAATTTACAGGACGGGTGTATCGGCGGCTCTGGTGGAGCAAGTGAAGTAAACGAGCGCATTCGTGCAAGTCAAGTTGCATGGATTGGTGCAAAGCCAGAGTTACAACATATTTGGAATAAGCTTGCAGATGTGGTGGCGGAAGTTAACAGCCGGTTTTTTCATTTTGACTTGACCGGGTTTCATGAGCCTATGCAGCTTGGGCTATATACCGAACAGCAGCAAGGACACTACGACTGGCATACGGATGCAGCCCCCTCGGATAGAAACGTTCCACGGAAACTATCTTTGTCCATGCTGCTATCTGATTCGTCTGATTTTGAAGGCGGTGAGTTTCAAGTAAAGACTAATAATGATGCGGTGCAGACGTTAGAAACATTAAAGGGTAGAGCATGGTTTTTTCCTTCTTATACTCTGCATCGCGTAGCCCCGGTTACAAAAGGCGTGCGTCGTTCATTGGTGTTGTGGGTCGGCGGCCCATCGTTTCGTTAACGGAGATAAAGAATGTCTGATTGGTTGACTAACCTTGGCGTCGGCATCGCTGCTGCTGGCGCTGGTGCATACGGTATGTACCAAAAGATTATGGCAGATAGCCGCAACAACAAAGCGGCTGACGTGACTGACGCCGCATGGCAGCAGGTCATCGCTACCCTGCGTGAAGAAGTCTCACGTTTGTCTGATCGACTGGCTGCTGTTGAGGAACAGAACCGTAAGTGCGAAGAGAGAAACGATTCTTTGCACCAAGAGATAATTAATCTTAAACAGCAATTGCATTTGCATTAATATGTGGACCCACTAACCCTACTAGCCGCTGCGAATGCGGCGGTTGCCGCAGTCAAGAAGGGATGCCAGCTATACAAGGACATCAAGGGTGCGGCAGGCGAGGTTAAGGATGTACTGGATGATCTGAAGACGCAGTTCGGGAAGATTCAAAACCCGACAAACGCGCAGAAGATCCAGTACAACGAAGAAGTACAGCGGGTTCAGGAGATAGGCAGAGCTGATCCGAACGACGTGTTCATTAAAATCGGCAACGATCTCGGCACGTTGATGGATGAGTACGACAAGATTGGCAAGGTCTTTATCCAGCAGGAAGCAGAAGCAACGCAGGTGTACACAGGCACAGATTCAATTGGTAAGCGTGCATTGATTCGCGTCATCATCCGGTCAAGATTAGATGCGATGTTTGCTGAGTTGCGCGAGATGATGGTCTACAAAGCACCGCCTGAGTTGGGTGATTTGTGGGGCAGGTACGAAAAGATGTGGAAGCAGATTGTCATTGAGCAAGACGCAGCGCATAAACGTGAGACTGCAAAGATACAGATTGAAGCTGCTCGGCAACGTAGGTTAAGAAGGAAGCGAAAGGAAGAAGCGGTATGGGTTGGAGCAATCCTTTTCGTCGTGGCGTGGTACGTCGGAGCCCTCCTCCTACTTCGAACGAGTCAGACGTACCGTGGGCTTTACTCGTCGCCGTGGTGGTCTTGTGTTTTGTGTTAGTGATCGCCATGCCTGTGATGGGCGTGATGTACATGGACATGAACAACGCTCTGCACAGGGCAGCAGAAGAAACGCGCAAAATGAAAGAATTACGTTTTAAAATTATCCGTGAACTAAGAGGTGAAGAATGATTACGATGCAGCAGTTCAAGCAGCTAGTCCCAAACACCAAATATCCGCAACAGTGGTATGACACGCTGTTTGGCAAGAAGTCTATCCTTGGCGGTAAAACGCTGTTGGAAGAATACGAAATCACTACACCCAAGCGCATCGCCGCATTCATGGCCCAATGTGGCCATGAGTCAGGGGGCTTTGTCTGGCTGACAGAGAATCTGAACTACAGCGCGGCAGGTCTGATGAAGACCTTTGCCAAATACTTTCCCGATCAAGCAACCGCCAACGCTTACGCACGTCAGCCTGACAAGATCGCCAACCGGGTCTATGCCAACCGCATGGGCAACGGTGATGAAGCCTCTGGGCAGGGCAGTCTCTACAAGGGCAGAGGTTTGATTCAGGTTACCGGCAAGGACAACTATTTTTGGTTTGCAGCGTCCCTTGAAATCACGCCGGAAGAAGCGGCTGAATACATGCAGACCTTCGAGGGCGCAGCGCAGAGCGCCTGCTGGTACTGGGAAACGACGCAGTTAAACAAGTTGGCAGACGCTGGCGATATTGTACTTATGACTAAACGAATCAACGGAGGCACCATTGGACTTGAAGACCGTAAGAAGCATTACGCTCATGCTCTGCATGTGCTGGGCGGCTAGTGCCTGTGAACGTTACCGGTACCCTTGTCAGGACCCCGACAACTGGGAAACCAAGGAATGTAAGAAGCCGTATTGCACCACCACCGGCACTTGTCCAGATCAACTGATGAAGCCAGAGGAAATCAATGAACCCGCTAAAGTTAATCAGCCAGTTTCTTGCACTGCAACAGGAACAACACGATGCGGTAATTAAGTTCTGTATCGCTGTCACTTTCTGCTTCACTGTCGTTATGATGGTGGGCATCTCCTTGTACTCCGTGGTATTTGTGACCCAGCCAATGAGCGGCATGGCCCCGGCAGACAAGCAGTTTTTCCTGATCCTGAGTGATATGTCCAAGTACATCCTCGGATCGCTGGCAACACTGCTGGCTGTCAAAGGCAAGGACGCGCTGCCCATGTTTACGCCACCGGGTTTGTCTACAGCGGCAGAACGCGAGGACAAGCCAGTGCCGCCTACGCCTAAAGCCCCGGCACCTGCGCCTGTGCGCGTGGAACCAACCACCGAAGTTGCATCCGTAATTACAGGCTACGGCGGTAAGCCTGCGCCAGTTCAACCACCCCATCCGGAGAGAGACGAATGAAAAAGCTCATTGCACTTATTGCGTTTGTTCCCCTAGTCCTGTTTGCTGCTGAGACCAAGAAGGTGTGCCACGAACAGAAAGACAAGAAGGGCAAGCCTGTTCAGGTCTGTAAAGAAGTTAAGGTCCACAAGAAGCTGGACGGAACTAAGGTGCCGCCAAAATGATCCCCAATCCGTGGATCATCCTCGGCTTCGTTATCGCGGTGATCGGCGCTGCTGGCGCTGGATATTACCAAGGTAACGAAGCTGGTCAGGCCAAGGTCCAGCAGGCTTGGGACAAGGAACGCGCTGATCAGGAGGCCGCCTACGCGCAGGCGCAGGCAGCCGCCCGTGAGAAAGAACAACGGCTACAAACCAGCGCAGACCGAATCAGACAGGAGAAAGACCGTGAAATCCGTAATCTTAATGCTCGCGCTACCGCTCTTTCTAACAGCATGCGCGAGCGTCCGTCCCGCCCCACCACCGAAACCAGTGCCGTGTCCAGTACCACCGAGGTTGGACCCACTACCGCCGGATGTACTGGAAAAGAGCTTTATAGGCCAGATGGAGAATTTCTTACAAGGGAAGCTGCCCGAGCCGACGAAGCCCGAACCCTCCTCAAACAGTGTAGAGAACAATACGACGCGGTGATGAAGCAGTTTATGGATTGGGACGAGACGCCGATGAAGCGTTAATTTTTTATTAAGGTGAATCCATGACAGCAGCTTGGACAAAGAAAGCCGGCAAGAGCGAAGCTGGCGGCTTGAATGAGACGGGCCGGAAAAGCTATGAGCGGGAAAACCCCGGCAGCGATCTGAAAGCTCCGCAGCCCGAAGGCGGTTCCAGAAAGAAAAGCTTTTGTGCCCGAATGAAGGGAATGAAAGCCAAATTGACAAGTGCCAAAACGGCAAATGATCCGAACAGCCGTATCAATAAATCGTTGCGCGTTTGGAAATGTTAATGGTAGAATTTTCGAAGAGGGCCTGCGCCCTAAAAAAGCCGCTTATTGAAGCGGCTTTTTATTTTTGTGGAGTTAAATAATGGCTACAGCAGCTAACCCTTTTGCAACTAAAACCCCGGCGCAACTGCAACAAGATGCAGCGGCTGGCACGATGCAAGCAGGCGCAACCGGATATGACGCAACGAATGTCAACGCTACTGGTTACGATGCCGTCGGTCAAAAATCATCGGGCTATGACGCGGCGCAAACAAAAGCGACTGGATACAACGCGAATACTGCAACCGGTACAAATTACGACGTTACTAAGCAACAAACAGTTCAAGGCCAATTAGAAGGCGTGATCGCTGCTGATTCGCCTTTGATGCAACAAGCCAGAGCGCAGTCTCTGGCACAGATGAATCGTCGCGGCCTAATCAATTCCAGCATGGCTGTCGGTGCTGGCCAAGAAGCAGTGATTAAGCAGGCGCTTCCGATCGCTCAAACTGACGCGGCAACGTATGGCGCGGCTGCAAAATACAGTGCTGATACAGCTAACGCCATGGCGCAGTTCAATGCCAATCTTCAAAACAAAGCAGCCGAGTTCGGCGCTAATGCCCAGAACGTTATAGCCGCTTCAAACACCGCCGCTCAAAATGAAGCTGCCAAGTTTGGCGCAACTGCTGAGAACGTTGCTGCGGCTTCTAACCAAGCTGCTATTAATGAAGCATCAAAGTTTGGCGCAAGCGCAGAAAATACCGCCGCACTGGCTAATGCTGCTGCACAAAATGAAGCAGCCAAGTTTGAAGCTACTGCGCAAAATATTTCGGCAAGCGACTTTGCCAAGAACGTTAATGCAAACGTAGCGACCATGATGGACCAGTCGATGAAAATTGCATTGGCCAATGCCGACTCTGCCACGAAAATTGAGCTGCAAAACATTGACGCTCAAACACGTAAAGATTTGGCAGCGACAGAAGCTACTTATAAAAATGCAATGCAGGCATCGGCGTCGGCTAACGAGATATTCCAACAGGCAACGAAGAACATTGCCGACATTATGGCAAACCCTGATCTTGACGCAGCAGCTAAACAAAAAGCGGTTGATACCCAGAAAGCCTACTTGCAAGGTTCTATGACCATTCTTAGCGCCACGTCTGGCATTCCCGGTTTGAAAGATTTGATTACGTTCTGATGGATC